GCGCAATAACTTGTTAATGTGTAAATAATCACTGCCTTTATAAGTATTAAAGGCTTGTTTTATTGATTTGTCTTTTCTGCACTTTTCCAGCCATTCTTTGTGCGTTGCTTTCGGCGCGGGCTTAGGTGCGGGCGCAGGCTTGACCGCGTGCTTGTGCTTGGCCTGGTGCGGGGCGACAAAGGTGCCATGATGGGTGGTATAGCCCTTGACCGGGTCAAGCTGATCAAACAGGCTATTCTGGCCGGCGGCTTTGGTCTTGACGGCTTTCAAAAACAGGATCAGGAGTTTCATGGTTCAAACCGTGTAAATCGTCGGTAGCGCCTTGCCAAACGGCGCGGACTTGTTCGGTGACTTGTCCGGGCTACCGGCCTGTTTCTGCTTCGATTCTGGCGGGTTTTGTCCATCACCCTTGTCCTGATTCTTGTCCTGGCTAGGTGTGCCTAGCGGGCCTTGTGGGCCGTCCTGTTCGCCGTCCGGTTGGCCGTCTGGGCCAGCCGCTTGCGGAGCTTCGCCATAGTCATCCGGTTGCTGGGCCTGCATGACCTGCATCCAGGGGCCGATCAAGGAGGGATTCAGCGGCGCTTCGCCCAGCGGGCCGTCCATCGCGTCATAGCCGTGTTCGCTACGCAGTTCGTTCACCGTCAGGATCAGCTTCTTGGCTTCCCATTCCTGCTGTTGGTCTTTGGCATCCAGCCCGACCCAGCGGAAGGCGTACTTGTCGCTGAAATCCGAGACGATAAAGTCTGAAAACAGGCTTTCAAAATAGGACATGAGGGGCCGTAGCCCTTTGTCCTTGCCATCGGCCAATTTCTCGGCAGTGTCGTTGCCGGACAGGCTGCTGGTGCTGCCGCTACTGAAACTCTCAAAGTTGATTTCGTCGGGCGACATCCCGTAGACCGCGCAGATCATGCTGGTCAGAAACGTCATCCACTTGCTGAAGTACATCTCGTTAAATTCGGCGTTGATCGGTTCAAAGCTGGCCTTGCTTTCCTGATCCTTGCTGATCATGATCGGCAGCGACCAGGCGTTGTTGATGCCCTTGACGGTCTGGTTCCAGTAGCGCTTGAGGGCGGCGAGGTCTTCGGTACCGTAGTCGCCGGACAGGTGCAGGATGCCTTTCGGGATCGCGTTGTCGCTGAAACCCTTGATGTTGAGGGTCATGGCGTTCAGAAAGCCGGTCACGACGCGGATCAGCAGTTCGGTTTCGGACAGGCCATAGCCGGCCAGGCGCAAATCGGCGCGGGGGTTGCGTGGCTCGTAAATCAGATCGTCGCGGGTGTAGGCGGTGCGGGCTTGCGCTTGCACGATTTGGATCGCAAAGACGTCGTCGTTGCCCTCGTAGCCTTCCTCGGTGCAAAGCCGGATCGACGCGCCGTCTACCGCATATAGGCCATCGATGCCGAGGTTGCGCTGCTTTTTCAGTTCGGTTTCGATAGCGGCGGCGTCAAGCACCAGGCTGTCGCGCACCAGCTTTGCCATGAATTGCTGAAAGTTATCCCGGCGCAGGACGCGGCGCTGGCGGGGGTTAAACTCCCAGCCGCAGTGCTGAAAAAACCGCGACAGCAGAATCAGGCTGCGTTCTTCGTCGGGCTTGATGGTGTGTTGCCGGTCGATATGGCGAATCTCAAAGCCGGGGCCGCCGTCCTCGCTGGGTGCGCAGTAGCGGGCGACCTGGCGGATGCGGGTCAAGACGACCGCACTCAAGACCGGGGTCTGCTCGACCATGCTGCGCAGGGCGTCCATGCCCATATTGCCGGGCTTCTCGTAGTAGTCGCCCATCACCGCCAGTTGGTAGCGGTCGATATTCAGCGACTGCATGCCGGCCTTTTGCTTTTGCCGGTAATCGTTCGGGAAGGGCAGCACTTTGGCTTTTGCCAGTTGCTGTTGATCCAGATCGTCATTGATCCAGTCGATCACCGGTTGCAGTTCGGCAGCCGGGATCAGATCGTGTCCCACACTTTTAATCAGCGCGACCTGGGCGTCGTACTGTTCGGGCTGGGGCGCGTGCGGGTTAAAAGCGAGGGAGCGGGGATCGTCATTCATAGCCCGCCAGTGTGCTGTCACGACTGGCAGGCTATACCTAGCGAATGCAGCGGGTTTTGCGGTAAATCCATGGCGGACAATCGCGGCTGTCCGGTAGCGCAAACAGTCCAAGTTGCGCCGCTTGCGCCGCCGCTTCCAGGGCTTCCAGCGGTTTCGGGTGCGGGTAGGTGCGATAGACCCAGGCCGCGCCTTGCTCAACCAGCGCGGCGTTGACACTCAGGTAAATTGCCCCGAGCAGGCGTCCGTAGCGATCCGGGCCGGCGCTGTCGATCAGGACGTCCTGATTGTCAACCAGCGCGGCCAACGCGAGACGGGCTGCCTGACCATAGGGCTGCCTGAGTTCCGGCGCATCGATCCATTGCAACCGGACTTTGACGGTCTTGCCGTCGCTGAGTTGGGCGGTCAGCGTGTCGCCGTCATGCACGCTGACGACGTGCCCGGTCAGCAGTTCGGCGTGTGCCGGCAGGGCCAGCGCGGCGGCAAGGATTAAAGTCATTGGCCTCATGCCAAGATCTCCGCGACTCGTTCCGGCGCAATCAGTCCTTGCTGTGCCAGATAGCCGATGCCCATTTGGGTGTCGGGGTCAGAAGTCTGAATATCTTGGGCCAACGCGACCAGTTGCAAGAAGTCCTGAATGATCGGATCGGTCGATGCGCGAATGCCGATGCGTTCCGGCGCGGTGAATCGGCGGAGGAAAGCGAGTTGGGTGAGGGGTTGTGGGATATCCGGAACTTCTGGAGTTAATTCATTGTTCGGCACAAATAAACGAGTAGTATGACCCTCTGGTGGGGTCCATTGCGTCGGGTTATTTAGAATAATCCGATTAACAACCGCGCCGTTTGAATCTAGCACTTCGTAAATGGAATCGTTCATTTTTATGCCCACCAAGTCACGAGAACATAGCCGGAATAACCATCCCCGCCTGCCTGAGCGGCGGAAGTTGCTACCGCGCCACCACCTCCACCACCGTAACTAACTGCGCTATTCCCGGCCCCTTGGGGGGTTTTTTTTTGCGCCCCACCGGCTGTACCGCCGCCGCCCTGACCGCCCGCCGTACTACTACCAGTCCCGCCAGAGGTATTGTTTCTGCCGCCAGTACCACCCGTACCACTGAGATCAATCAACCCCCCTCTCCCGCCATACGCGGTTAACGATCCGAAACTGCTGTTGCCGCCTGAGTTTCCAAGCGCACTGGAAACTCCGGTTCCGCCAGCCCCAATAGTCACCGTAACATCACCCGTCACCGGGGCTTGATAGATACCTAATTCTCCACCACCACCTCCACCACCAAAATAAGTGCCTGCTGCATTTGCGCCGCCGCCCGCTCCACCACCAGCACAAATCTCTACGGTAACCTCAGTAACACCTGTCGGTTTTGTCCATGTCCCCGATGCTATGAATAACTGGTTGTATAGTTTTTTAGTTCCGCCAACATACCGGCCCATTATTCCTCTACTCCGTAGGCGATAACACTGACATTCGCGGCGCTGGCATAAGCGACGACTAGCTTTCCGGTATCCAGCATCAATCCGGTTCTTTCCAACACGCTATTGGCATCAATCGCCGCATCGTACTCAATCCACTCAGTCACGCCGGGCGTTCCGGTTGCAGATAAAGCCAGTCGAACCGTTACCGACGAAGTATTCCGGTTGCAGACATTCACGCTGAATGACGCCGTTTTGGCGCTAGGCACGGTATAAACCGTGGTATTGGTCGTGGCGCTTAAATCCACTGCGCCGAGTCTGCCGCTTGCCATAATTGGGTTCTCAGGATTGGCTTAAAAAGAAAATCTGCCCACGGGTGAGGACGCCAGCCAGTTGGCTGTTGACCGTGCCTTGCAGTGCGCTGATCTGGCCGTCGACGGTGGTATCAAGCGCTGAAAGCTGGTCATTGACCGTGCCTTGCAGTGCGCTGATCTGGCCGTCGACGGTGGTTTGCAGAGTGCCGATCTGCCCGTCAACTGTGCCTTGCAAGCTGCCTATGGCGCTATCAGCGCCGGTCAGCGCGGTGCGCAACCGCGCCACATCGTCGGACAGCGCGTTGTCGGCGTGCGGCAGCGGCCAGTCGTGATTTGGGGTGCGGTCGTCAATCATTAGGTAATAATCACTTGCAGGTTGCGAACAATGGGCCGGCTCTGGCCGGAGCCGTTCAAGGTCAGCTTGACGCGGGTTTCATTGCCGGCGGGGCTAAACGGGGTCAGTTGCCGTTTGACCGCGATCCAGTTGTAGCCGATGGGCGTACCGGTCACGACCGGCACAGCCGTCCAGGTCGCGTTGTTTTGCGCGTGGGCATCGACGCTGCTGGTGCCGGGCGTCAGCACTTCGTAATAGACAGAGACCTTGCAGGCGACGCCGGCGGGAATGGCGCGGGTGATATAGGTGGCCGCTGTTGCCCGGTTGCCCCAGGCCAGTTGCACATCCGGGGCCAGACTCGGGCTGGCGGTGCTGGTGCCGGTCAGGATGGCGTTCCAGGTAATGTTGCCGGTCTGGGCGGTGGCAAACGTGACTGGCTGATTTTCGATGACCGTGACGACCGTGCTATCGGGCAGGGTCAGTTGAAAACGCACATCGCAGTTGGACGTGGGGCGGTCAATCTGACCTAAAACGATCACTTCGCTGCAATTGGTCACTGCGACAGCGGGTAAAGCAATCGTGCGGCTGGTCGCTGAAAAGGTCTGGGTCAGCAGCTTGAAGGCCAGGTCTTTGTCCTGGTGTGCCGTCCAGGTCGAGGCGTTGCTGGAGGACAGCATCACGCCGATCTGGTAGGGCTGGCTGGTGACCCACTTGCTGTTGATGCTGTCGTATTTGCCGAGTTCGGCAATCGCCAGCGCGGCGTCCGCATCATCGCAACCAACGATCAGCGCATATTCGTGATTGGCTTCCAGTCGGATCGGTGACCAGGTGACGCGAGTTGTTCCTGTGGTGGCGATCTGGGCCGGAAGCAGGAAGACTTGGGTGAGTATGGTCTGGTTAGGAAAGCCGGTGGTCGTATCCCGGATTTGCACCATCACGCGAGACGTGCCCTTGGCGGTGAACCACAAGTCAACACCGGTTATGGTCGTTGCTATCGGCAGTGAAAACGTCTGGGCCAGCGGGTCCCACCATTGGAGGAACCTTTGATTGGCAACTTGCCGCTGGGTTTGGTTGACGAGGGTGCCTTGCCCGGTAAACGTTATTTCACCGTAGCTGCCGTTCGCGCCTAAAAATTGAACCAGCTTGGTTCCGGCGCGGACATTGGCGGGGATGGTGAAATGCCCGGCGACGTGCCCGACTGAATTGGCTTGAATGGTCATAAGAATATCCTTAAGTCGCCGTGACTTCGATGCTGTCAAAAATCACATTTTGCAGCACTTCGTTGGGATCAAACCCATCAATAGTGAAGGCCACGGGAATCTGGCGCAGCATTTCCAGTACAGTCGTGGTTCTGCTAAGGGTTTCGGTGGTGGTGCCTAAGAATATCCATCCCATGTCAAACCGTCGTGTGATGGCGGTAGCCCAAGTGGTATTTGTGGTTGTCCAGAAATCCTGCGCTGGAGAAAGCGCTATTTTTGCCGGAATAGGGGAAAATGCCTGATACGGGTTGACCTTCATCGTTCCGGTGCGGGCCGTCTGTTCAAGGACGCTGGTCAGGGTCACACTCAAGGGCAAGGTTTGAATGTCGGTCAGCGTATTGCTGCTAATCGATGCGACAATAGGCAGGGTTAGGTCGCCGTCCATGATCGCGGCGGTCTGTGCCAGCCCTTGATCGCGCATGTCGTTGTCCAGAAACGGGTCAACAAAGACGCCTAATTTACTGGTTGGCTCGGTGATCGCCGCGTTGGTCAGCAGCCGCTGTTGGGCGGTCAGGGTGTACAGGTCGTCAATCCGATACGCCATAGTTTCCAGGGCGTTCATCGGTACCATGCGCACGCCGTCATTCTGTACGACGCGATTGGCGTTCCAGGTCTGGGCGATGGTGGCTAACAGCAGCAGTCCGGTGGAGACAGCGGGCATGGCGGGTCGGTATTCGTGGGAGACGCCTTTCAGCCAGATGGGCATGCCGGCTTCATTCAGGCACAGCCGGTCATAGCGCGGCATCTTCCACTGATAGTTGATTTGGATCAGGGTGCCGCTCATTGCGCCGGTGACGGTGCAGCCGGTCGTGTCGACAGCGGTCGGGGTGACGGTAGCGATATACTGGTAAGTGACCGAGTAGGAGCTGCCGGGGGCCGGTTCCGCGCCGCTCAGGCTCCAGTCGCATTGATCGGCGGTCAGCTTGTAATCAGTACCCGACACATAGGTGGTTCCGCCCTGCGAGACGCTGACAAAACTCAGGACAGCCTGATCAGGGAGCGGGTCTAGTACGCCGGTATATGCGCCATGGGTGATGGTGACGGTCTTTTCGGCGGTGACGCGCACCTGGGTGATCGTGGCTACCGGACTGTGATTCAGATTGACCCGCTGGGCGCTGGCCGTGCTGGACAGGTGTGGCTCGGAGTCGACTAGGTCTAAATCCGCCGTAGCGGGGTAAGAAATCCGCAGCGAGGTCGCCAGGATGACTGCAAAGCCATTGATGCGGGCTTGGCCTTCTTGAATCGAGTAGACCTGTTCACCGGTACCCTGATCCGCCTCGGCAGCCACCCGCAGTCCGTTGACGACGTAGTAGCCGCCACTGCTTTCGCGGTCATAGCGGGCCAGCGAGGTCAGGACGGCATCCAGGGCTGGCGGCGGGTCTTTCGAGACCACGATACCTTCCCGCACTTCATAAACCGGATAAAATTCAGCGCCGGCGGGCGCACCGGTTTGGCCGGCATAACCCCATTGCGGCACGGCCTGTAGGCGACTCGCGCCGGGTTCCTGATAGTTGCGTACACCAATCGCCGGATCGCGCAGCGCCGGGTCTTCCAGTTCGGTGATGACCGCTTCAATAAGGTAGACGCCGACGGTCACGGTTCCGGTAATCGGGACGGTAAAGCTGCGCGTCGGGACACCGCGCACCGCACCTTTCAGGTAAATCGCGCCGGATTCGCCGGTGGCCGCGCCGGTTACGGCATTCACGATCAGCCGGGCATCGCGGACAATCGCGCCGTCCTTGAACAGCACATCGCCCATGCGTTGCAGCCTGGTCGCCAGTCCGGTTTGGACTTCGTTCAGTTCCGCGCTTTGCAGGACATAGCCGGCGCGGAACAGATGCGCGTCGTAGTTCTTGGTCGGGTCAAACCGGTTGTAATAGCCTTCTGGCATGGTCGGCATGGGGATTCCTAAATCGTCAAGACGAATTCAAAGGACTGACGGACGGCTGCCGAGCGCGTGATTTTCGGGATGCGCTCTAAAGCCAGCAGGGTGCCAGGGGTCAGCAAATTGGCGGGAATGAAGTACATCTGGCCGAGCGGCAGTCCTGAATTGACGGCGGTGCCGATAAAAATTCCGATCTCGCGGATGCTGGCAAGCGGCGCGTCAGCAAAGTCGAAGTTGAAGCGCAAAAACAGATGGTTCGTTGGCGTTGCGCTTTCAGCAAACCGGCCATTCGGGACGATGATTTCGCCAGCAACATTGGGCGCGCAGTAGCGGACGCTGGTGGCGATCCGTCGCCCGACTTCGGCAACCAGCGCCGTCTCGGTGATGGATTCGGCGACCGGGGTGGTGTCCCATGCGGGATCGCCGCTACCCCAGGCCAGGTGGATTGCTTCGTTGGCGACTGACATTGCCAGCGCGACTCGGCCTGAAGTGGTCAGGATTGCCATATTCTGGGTTTATCCGTTAGGGTTGTTTGTGCGGGCCAGCGTACTGTCACGACTGATTAGCCGGCCAGGCGTCGGACAAATCCGGCCATTCCGTGCCGGGCGGCAGGGCGATGTCGCTGTACTGGCCGGAAATGACCGGGGTCAGCAGTGAATCCATGCCCCCGCTTTGCAGTTGCCAGAATTCGGGCAGCAGCGGGCGATCCGGGTTTGAAAGCGGATCGGCACTCAGATATAGCAGGCTGGCTTGGGTGTGTCTGGGCAGGGCGGTATAGACCGTTATCGGCGGCGGCGTGGTTGACCAGGCGGCGGTGTTCCAGCCACCTTCATGCCAGGTACGCCTTGAATTCAGGTAAATGTCGCCAATCCAGAGATCGGAGCGGCTATGGGTGCGCCAGATCGGGTTGTGCTGTTCAGCAGATAGCCGGGGCCAGCGAATTTCGGGGTGAAACCAGACGGCGCGGGTGTCTTGTTGTGCGCTGTGAATACCGGTTGGCAGCCATTCCTCCATGCGGCTGGTATGGATTGCCGACAGCCATTCATCGACGGCTTGCCAGTACCCGCCCCATAGGTAATCGGACAGCCCTTGATTATGGCTTAGGCGTAGCGGGCCACCGATTTCGATCCAGCGCCGGCCAGGGAAGCGGGCCTGGGGGTCGCCCAGTGGCGGCGCTACCGACAGGATAATTTCGCCAAGACAAAAGGTGCGCCGTCCAGCGATGGACGCGATGTCGGTTTGCAGTCCGGCTATATTGCGGGTGTACCACTCAAAAATGCTGGCTAGGTAATTGCGCTTGACGCAATGGGCCGACAGCCACAGGTTGTCGTCTAAAACGCCGCAGTCCATCATCCAGGCGCGATGCGTGCGGACGTGATCGGCGGCGCTGTCGATGGTGTGATCGCCGCTACCGCAATCCACATAAAACGGGGGCAGCCAATAAGCCGGGTCAACCAGCAAGGTTCCGGCAGGTTTATCAGCAATCAGTACCGGCAGGATTTTTTGCCAGTCAATGCCCAGTTGCCGGGCTATCGGTTGCAGCCAGTGGTAAGCGTAGAAGTTGCCACTGGGGAAATGCCCGTCATTGCCGGATAGCCGGGATTGATCCAGCGTCCACATCTGAGTCCACGGTTCAAACAGATCAATCGTTGCGCCGGTATAACGCTTGACGTTCTTCTTCATCGCTACCGGGTTATTCCGGGCGCGGTAAAACTCATCGATGATCCGCTGGGTGTAATCGGCGTCCGTTTCTCCGGTCAGGCGCGGCATTCCGAAATGAAAGCCCCAGTAATCCGCCCAGGCTTCGCGGGCTTGCGGCAGGATCAATTGCCGGAGCATGGCGGTCAGGGCCAGATCGGCGGTGCCCAGTTCCAGGTCGAGGGCTTTCAGGTGCGCCCACAGGATTGACCGGAATCCATACAGGCAGTCGCCGTTGCTGAGGCTTTGATCGCCGCTACCTGGCAGCAGAATGCTGGCCTGGCGGGCCGCCAGATCGGGGTTGCTGTAGGGGACTTCAAAGCCAAGGGCCAGCAGGTGGGCGGACAGCGCACTGAGGGTGATCGGGCGCAAGCTGACCACGGTTTCGGGCAGCCCGGCGGGTGACAGGGTCAGGGTATCCGCGCAGTCAATCTGCCAGCGCAGGCCAGCCGGATGCCGTACCCGCAAGGCCAGTTCGGCCTGCGGGTCGCGGTCAAAAAAGCCGGGGAGGTTTTGCAGCAGGGCGGTGAGCATGACTCAGGCGGCTTTCAGGAACAGAATCCGGGCGCGGGCGGGGAAGGATTTGGTGTATTTATTATCTCTAACCAATGCGGAAACGTGAATCCTCTGGTTTGTAATCCTGTCGTTATTTCCGCCGCTCGTCGTTAATCCGGTATCGGCAACCTGTTGGATTAACGCTTCTTTGGTATCTGGGTATATTTTGACGATTCTGAATCCACGATTGATTTGAGTTCTTTCAACCTTCCAGCCTACTCCATCACCAGCCGCCCATTTGCGGGGATCGGCAGTAAGTTCTTGCGATAATCTTTTTATGCTGAGTTCATTACCATGAGTTTTAAACTGCCTTGATTGCAGCTTTTTAATTTTTTCATGCACCAATAAATCATTTTCATCCCACGGTTCTTCATTCAGAGATTGATTCCCACGTTGTTCGGCGCGAAATTGGCGCATTTCGGTTAAACTGGTTTGATGCTGTTTTGCTTCGCGGGCAGCGACTTTCGCTGCGGCTTGTTCGGCTTTTTCTGCTTGATCGTCCAGGGTAAATGTTGCGCCTTCTTTTAGTGCTGTCAACAGTGCGCCCATACCATGCGCTAAAGTGGAATTATCGCTGACGAGCGTAATTCCTGCGTGTTTTTTACCAATTACCAGATCAATTTTGACGATACCGGTACTAGATCTAAGTTTAAGGACAATGGGGTATTTTTCCCCGTCCAGCGTTACAGTGCCAATGGTACGAGATGTTTGCTTGCCTAAAAAACCACGGATATTTTTCTTTCCTTGTTCGCCTGCTAGGGTTTTGGCTAAGGCATAGGCTTGTTCGGTTTTTCGGTCTTCATCGGCCACTTCCGGCTTGACCGGTTCAGCCTTGCGTTCCGGGGCGGGCGGAGGTAAAGTAGCGTCGGGCTTTGGGATGAAACTGTGTTCTTTCGAGGAAGATTCCGTGGAATTCGGGATAGCAGTAGAAC